CCTCTGTATAACATTCGAGCATTCTTTACATGGTGAGAACTTATAAACACCATCTCTTTTCTCTACCTGAATTTCCCCATCGGGACAATCCTTATTGCAAATGTAGCATCTCATGTTGTTCTTTCCCTATCGGGAAGATTATACAATCTCCCAACACCTGACATGGAAATACTTACCAAGCTTCTCCACCTCTGCTTTGGGATACCCTACTTCTACAATCCAGTCAAGGATTCTATGCTTATGTTCCTCAGGACATACCTTGGGGAATCCATACCTCCAACCATCGGGAGGATCTACCATGAGTCTCATTCTCTTTACTCCTCTATTAGGTACCGGGACCATACAACCCACCGAACGGATCGAAACCTTCTACATCATTGCTATTGAGTTGGTTAGGATTGCCATCATGATTGGTATCATCCTCAGGGGGTGAAGGATTATCAGTAGTATCAGGCGTAGGGGTATCATCGTTACCAGTATCAGGTGCAGCAGGGGTAGTTACATCATTGTTCTTGTCACGCTTACCTGTATTACCCTTGATACCGGGGCTCTTCATTGAAAACCCACCACCATTCGATGAGTTACAAGTACTATCATTCTTAGTGTTAGCCTTCCAACAGGCGGGCCTATCAGCACCAGTACATGCAGCGAGTACAAGCAAGGATGCACTGAGTAGAATAATCTTCTTCATCACGTACGTAGTCATGTTTAGTAGTCCTTTAACTGTTGTTGAAAACTGTTGAGATATTCCTTCGTCTTATCGATACCATCAAGGTCAACGAGATCCCCGAGTGATACCTCTAATAGAGATAGTAATAGTTTCCTTCGTCGTTTCTTCACAGCTTTTATAGCTTGTTCATCAGTCATGCCTTCTCCTCTGCGAGTGCTGCGCGGGCCACACAAGTTGCGCTGAACAAGTCATGTTCATGAGCCTTGTCCATCAGGCTGATTGTCTCTAGCGCCGCCCGCAGCCGGGTGATTTCTTCCGCCATAGCTTCGTGCTGGGCGATGTAGTCAAACGATACAACTGGCATCACTGCTTCTCCTCTGCGAGTGCTGCGCGGGCAAGACCGGAGAATGGAAAGAGGGAATCGGAAAGAATGATGATGTCTTTTAGCGCCGCCCGCAGCCGTTCGATTTCGGCCTTGGCTTCCTTTAGTTCGCGCATGGTTTTGAGAGCGTGTTCCAGCTCCAACTGCATTTCTTCACTCATCACGCGCCCCCGTGTTCAGAATTTCATTCATGACGCACCTTTATGTTCATAATTTTACTCACCTTCTACCTTAGCATCAACCTGTGGGTGGAGACAGATAGCATTCCACTCTATGATCTCACCAGCTTCCTTCTTCTTGTCGAGTGTCTCTGTTACAACCAGTTTATCAGGACAAGCAGATAGCTCCTTGCTATGCAGTTGTAGTTCCCCTTCATTAGTTAGAATAGCTAGGATAAATATCGCTACCTTCATGGTACTGTACTCCTCATGTTAAACCAATCTGTTATACCTTAGGTATGATCATGTATATAGTTCACCCCGTAGGTAAGTAACCTTATTCTATCGATTCTTTCGGAGTTGTAAAGGCTATAATATAATCTCGTATTTCTATCAGCTCATAGTATGGAGACCCCGGTTCCTCTAGAAAGAAGTGGTTCTCCTGATCCATGCAGTACAGGCGGTAGTCGATAGCCTCAATGACAAGATCCCAGTCTTCCTTAGGCAAGTTAATGTACACCATTGTCGATCTCCTTATTGGTTATATGTACAACGTAATAGCGAGTATGTTTTAAACCCTTAACGAAGGGTACTGACGGGCGTTTGTCTGTATAGGGTACATCCCTACCATCATGGTCATTCTTGCGGCTGTAGCGTACGTGCCTGTCGATTTTAAGGTAGTGTTTATAGACGAGGGCAAGGACTACGTTCTTCGTCAGACCAGTATGCTTACTGATCTTCTCACATGACAACCCTGCCTTGCGAAGGGTGCAGATTATATCAATAGTTTCTTGACTGTGGTTTACCTTAGCCATACTTACGCCACCTTCTTGACACGATTCACCGTGAGGTTAATCTTTTTCTTTGGTGTATGCAGTGGATAGACTATGAGATTAATAGAACTATCCCAACATGCACGACAAGGACCACACTTACCACCGCGAGTATAAGCATCGCACATCTTAGCACCAGAGATTGTATCTATAACCGATTGTACTACGACAGAGCCATGCTCACTGGTATACACACCGTTAGTACTAGGTGAGGAGAACCGAACGGATACATTCGGTAGTTCCTTCAACCTATCCAACCAATACCTAATCTTAGGGATGTTATAGGACTTACTAGGAATCCAGTGGTTGCACCACGGTGTACGCCTTGCTACTTCATAGATCTTCTGTGCTAGTGCAGCGGTATAGATGTCACCGCTATCGAACCAGCGAAACCAACGCTCGTTATCTAATGCTGCAACCATATCATCTGCCCAATCAATACGCTTCCAATCCTTCCGGTTAGATAAGCGCGGTGCTTTTACATTCTCCATACGGTAGAAGCCTGTCTTGGCATAGCAATCAGCGCATACCTCGATGACTTCCTTACTCACTGGATTGATACTACCCGGACAGGTATCCCCTGCTTGGAGAGACCAAGACTTACCCGGCATCTTACTAGCTTTAGACAGAAGGACAGGCATGTTACTTTCCTCTCATGGCTTCATCTAATGTTTGCGTAGTCCAGACAGTCTCTACCTTAATCACATCGTAGTTACGATCAAGGCATGCTTTGAGGTTCTCAGCATAGGCCCTCGCTGGTGTTTGATCATGAAACTTAGCATGATAATAGGTGAGATCCTCTTCACCCTTCCTGATTACATAGTACATATTAGAACTCCTCATGTGCATTGTCAGACCAAGGCATAGGCTCATTGTATACAGACCAAACAATAACTTCTTCAGCTACACCTATGTCATACTCACGTTCATACTGGACACAGATTTTATCCCATCCTCCCATATCACGGAAGGTATACTTCTTTGCCCAATCGATAGCCTCCCTCTCTGTGTGAAGGGAATGCAAGAGACAAGTCTCACCACTATCCAAGTCATAGCCATATACGTGATACATGATTAGTCAACCTCCTCGATAGGTAGTGCTGATACCATAGTTGTAACCCAGTTGTGCAAATCTTCTACTGCATAAGCAGCTTCAGACTTCTTATACTTCCTGCCAGTGTACTGCTCTGCCATCTTGAGTAGCTTAGTGATAGTAACTCCACGAGTAGGCATCATACCAGTCTTAAGGTAAAGCTTGATGCTAACCTTGATCATGTTGACACGATAGAGTGTAGTGGCATCGCTACCTACGTAACTGGTAGCTTCACCCCTGCTCTTACTATACCGGATATAACTGTCGCTCATAACGCACCTCCCATAATAGCTGCATCCCAACCAAGTGTATACTGCCCCTTGTCATAGACTGACATAGCCGTACCGTGGCATAGCTCTGATACATTCTTCTCGAATGATACCCAGTAGTGAGGGTAAAACTCTTTGCCTTCCTTACAGTCAGCATAACCCTGCCCGTAAGGATCATTCATGTTCTTGATAGCTACTACTTGCATGTTAGTAATTCCTGTATGAACTAATAGTTAATTCATAGTGAAGACCATCCTCATCAGCAAAAGAATAGTCTGGCTTCCCTGCATAGTATGATCGACAACCACAACAATCATACTCATGATGGCAACCTACCTGTGTGAAGGTATCTTTTAAAGCTATACTGATATCCTCAAGGGTTGCTTCCTCATTAGGTACTACCAATAAGGTATGAACAACCTTGAATGGTTCAGTAGGATCAAACTCATCTTCCTCTTCTACTATCTTCCACTTCTGTGTGGATAATATAGTAAACTCTCCTACATTCTCCCACTCATCCTCATGTTGATATGAACCGACATACTTATGTGTAACTCTACGCTGTAGCATCATTTTTACGATACCCTCTCCCTGCTAACCCAATAAACAATCGGTTCACCGCGCATGATATCTTCGATATACTTTGCCTCATCCTCTGCCTTCTTTTTATTAGAACAGATACGTGAGATATAAGTAGACTGATACTTAGAGTTATGACCCATGATAACGTAGACGTACTTATTCTTATTCTTCATGCTAATAGCCATGATTTATCCTTTCATTACATATAGATAGCAATGAGGAACCCCAGCGTAAATGCTAGGGCTCCAGCGAAGATGTTAACTTGTACTGACCAAGACATGCTTACCACTTACCTATTGATACGATATTTGGTGAGTAGTTTAACCTCGTACTCAGGAGGGTAGACGGACACAAGTGGCACAGCCGCTACAATGGCCACAGCTTCGCATCGCCATCCGTGTGGATGCTTAGTGCTTACGTGCTGCGTACGTTATGTTAGTATCCATATTTGGTGGAGAGATGACTTACGCCACCTCCCTCAACTTAGCGAGAAGCTCGGCGGGAACCTTATCCGCCTCAGAATTGACGCGCTCCTCAGCCTTCTTGATAAGCTTGGCAATCTCGGCTGCGAGATCCATCGGCTTGTACTCAGGCTCAGGCTTGAAATCCTCAGGCGAGATAGCGATAGCACCTTCAATGTCAGACTTCTTCGCCTTATCATAGACGAATGCCTTAGCCTTGGTATCATAGTTGACCTTGCCGAAAGCCTCAGCCCATGCCTTGACGGCATTCGAACGCCACCCTGCAGGCAATGCTGCCATGAGACGGTTGAGCAAGGTAATATCCCCATGCTTTTCGATGTGGTTCAAGCACGACACAGCCGTGACATGAATATCTTTTGCCAGCTTAGACCCCCGCGATTGGATAGACTTAATCGCAAGGTCAATTGCCTTAACGTCAGTAATTAGTTTCATAGCACTTTCCTTCCATTGGTTTGTTGCCTACCGTCAATCCCTACCTCAATAGGAATTGATACTAGGCAAGACCACCCTACGCTGCCCGTACATCGGTTGTGAAGATCAACAAGGCGTCACCCTTGCCACAACTAGGCGTAGTTCCCCGGCTTTCATCTAAGGCCCCGGCTGCCCGTCAAGTCTCATTCATCCCGCCCATGACTTTCCTATGGCCGCGTCACGCTAGCCCGAGTAGTTGTCACTTCAAGTATGTAAATCAGCAGCGAAGCATAACCTCTCAACCGCGCCTTTCGGCGTAGCATCCTAAGTCAACCTCTAAGTGTCTATGCCCTATCTGTGTCGTCCAGTCCCTTTCCTTGTTTCCATGATTTGATAATACCGATTCTGCACCAGGGTTGTAGTACCAGTTGGTCGGAAACCGTAGTACCAGATAGTTAAAGAGAGTATAGGTGTACCCATAATAGGACAGTGATGCTGACCTAATGTATAATCCCAAGATAGGAATAAGATCAATAGGATAAGAAGGATAGGATGGAATGCCTAGTGTATGACATATGCATATAGTCCTAGCGTTATACCCGTAGGAACATAACCCTATATGCTTTTATCCCTAGGTAGACATCTAGTCCTACCATGGGAATATATTCCTAGGGCTTCCCCTTAGACATAAAGTCCTAGCATAGGGTTAAACGGGTGGGCGGGGGTTTGACTACCTCCTATCCCCCTTAATCACACCATGAAATTTTCTCAGAGAAATTCTAGACAATCGGTCTACCCCTAGGTAAGGTGGAATACACTGTGGTATTTTTATCACACAAGGGATTTATTTAGCCTTTAGGCATATTTATTATTGACTGGAGGCGGGGGAAAGACAATAATGTATTGACTCCCGATACAGCATATGTTATAATAACCATATGTTAAACCGGGGGATTAAGCTTTAGTTAGACTAGTCCTAGCCTTTGGTATTAAAATACTATTAGGTTTACTTAACTTAAGGTTTCTTCTACCAAAGGTTAAACTAATAGTTAAACCATTCTATCTTTTATTTTTGTCTTATACTTCAACAGTGTGTAACACGGGCTGGACTTAATGGGTGTATACTCCGAAGCAGGGAATCTTAAGATCACCGTAAACGATACAACTGGTGTTGGTCGTTATGCGGCTGATGGTTCTATTCGAGTTACACTTGTCTCAGGTAATGTTTATACTGGTGTCTATGCTTCTGATGGGTCCATGAACGTAGTCAATGAAGATGGGTCTCTCTATCATCCTTGCGGAGCGGTACGAGGTATTATCCCTTATGGTGGTCTAGGACTACATACCCCATCGGGGGCTTTCTATCTAGATGGACTAGATCAGTCGTTTAATAATCTTGAGACTGAGGATGGGTTCAACCTTCTCCTTGAAACTGGCGAATTTATCCTTCTCGAATAGATTATGAAATAGCTTATGAAATAGACTATGAAATAGAATCTGGAGTAATACGAAGTAACATGGCAAAGAAACCTTCCATAACGACAGTAAGTTCTGGCTATCAGTCTACAACGACTATTAACTCTAATACCCAGAACCTCCGTGATGCTTTCGATAATACTCTGTCTCTCGACGGTAGTACTCCGAATGCTATGCAAGCTGACTTCGACATGAACTCGAATGATATCCTGAATGTCGACAAGCTTTATATTAATGGACTCTATATCGATGGTCAGCCAGTCTCTCCCGGTACACTAAACTATAACGGTGTCATTAAAGAGACTCTGGTAGCTACGTCAGGACAGACAGTCTTCAACCTTACGACTATGGTATACAATCCGGGAATTAACAGTCTCTCGGTATACGTAGATGGTATATACCAGAATCCCAGTACTTATACTGAGACCAATAGTACAAGAATTACATTCTCTGCTGGTCTCCACGTTGGGGCTATCGTAGACTTCGTTGCTCTCTCTATTAATGAGATTACTGGTGGGGCAGACGCTACAACTATTACGTATACACCATCAGCACAGAGTTTGTATGGTACATCTGTTATTACAGCTAAGTCTGCCCTAGACCAGATCTCTAATGAAGGAACAGGTTCAAGTAAGGTAGGATTCCTTCAGTCTGGTACTGGTGCTACGAATAGAACAGTTCAGTCTAAACTACGTGAGACTATCTCAGTCCTAGACTTTGGCGCTGTCGGCGACGGCGTGGTGGACGATACAATCGCTGTTCATGCGGCTATTAACTATGCTAAAGCTCGTAGAGGGTCTGTATTTTTCCCCTCTGGAACTTATCGAGTTACTTCTGGATATACCCAAAGCGTAAACCAAAACGATGTTCATCTATTTGGTGAAGGTAGCACACGCGAAGTTTTTTCAGGGAACCCCAGCAAAGGTTCTCGGATTTTACTAGATAGCACCAATCCTGCTAGTTTCTTTTATTTATCTACTGCAAACCATAATCTTCAAGTTAACGACCTAACATTTCAGTGCAATCAATTTGTAAAAGACCGCGCGTTTTTTAACTTGGGCGCTAATACCTCTCAGTTTTTTACCCGCGTAAATTTTGAAAGCGTTGAGCGGCCTATTGTTTGGCCAGCAGGCGCTTACTTTCAGAGCTCTGCATACCGCGACGTACAGTTCCGCAACGCGGGTACGTTTCATTCAGAAACACTGTCGCTTATTTGTACTTTGCTTGTGCTTGATAACGTCAACCACGAAGGTTCTGTTCCAGACAACACCGAAAAAATTGCCTGTAACTTGTCTGGCATCCGTCAAATTCAAGGCACTAACTTTTTGCTAGAAGGAACGTCTCCTGGAGCGGGCTGGACAATCTTAAAACTTGGCACGACCTACGATGTTGATTGGTCCGCTGCTCCGACCGCTAATTTTGATGGGTTTTGGATTGAGTTTTCTGGTGCTGCATTTGGGTATTGCGTACAACAGATTAGAGGTACGGTTAGAATAAGCAATACGACCTCTTTTATTACGCCAACCAATCAGTACAGGCTAGAACAGAAAGCTAATTTGGAGTTAGATGCTTCAAGTTTTACTGCTGATATTACCGATCCGGCTACAGCATTTAGTCTTGAAAGTGTTGATTGCACAGTTGTCTTAAAAAATTGTTCTGTACGAAACACCCGCCAGTTGGTGCAACAGCGTATTTTTTATGACGATTGTTTTGTTGCATCAAGCAATACCAATGTTGGAATGGCCCGCTTTTCCAGCACCGCGCCTGAACTTTTATACTCCTATAATGGAGTTCCTTTTGACGCGGCGCTTGTTTCAAGCGGAGCATTTGGAGGGTCTTTCTTCAGGCAAGAAACCGATGCCACTTATGGCCGCAAACTAAGCGTTTATCCTTCGGCAAATGCAATCGACGCTGCATTCCGCGCAACAAGTTTTAACTCGTTTGCTATCGGCGACGAATTTTTTGTGAAAGTTCGCGCTAAGTTGCCCGTTTTTACCGGGAACCAAATACAATTTACAGCGGTTAGCAACGTAGGAACTCTTGCTGCGTTTTCTTTTGAGGCAGCTACGTACTCAAATCAAATTGTGACTCTAACTATTCCGTTTAGGTTAATTGCTGCTGCAACATCGGTCGGTTTTGGAATAGGCACTGTCGGCGTCACAGCGATGACCGACCCTGTAGAAATTTACCATTTGGAAATCTATCGCGGCGGCGTGTTTACAAATGGTTATCGTACAGGATACCCTACCTGCGTCACTTGGAATGGGACGGCTGCTCCTGTTAACGGAACGTGGGCGGTAGGTGATAGGGTATTTAACTCTACGCCAACCGTAGGCCAACCAAAATCATGGGTCTGTACTGTCGCGGGTACGCCCGGCACTTGGGTTTCGGAGGGCAATCTTTGATAACGCCATCTTATGGTATTACGGCTACAGAGCGCGTTCTTCCGCGTTTGGCGCTTGATTTTACTACAGCGTCTCTTGACGCCCGCGTAGCCGTGACCCGCGCTCTTAATACGGCGACAGCCGTCAACAGTAGTGGGTTTGTTGCTGCGGTTAACGCTGATCTTCCACGGTTTGATTACGATCCAGTTACCAAAGTCTGCAAGGGCCTTCTTATTGAAGAAACCCGCATCAACTATATGACGTATTCGCAAGACTTTGCAGGGGCTAATTGGACTTTTGATTTAGGAACGGCAACAGGTTCGTCTGGTACTTCACCGGATGGCACTAACAACGCTTTTAATCTTGTCCCTAATACAACTGTAGGAAACCACAGGTTACGGCAGCTAGTGGCATCCGCCCCTGCATCTGGAGGCGTAACGTCGTATTTTGTGAAAGCTAATGGCTATAACTGGGCCAAAATACGTTTAGGGGGCCTTTGGGCTAATATTAACTTAGCTACGGGTGCAGCAGGTTTTTCAAATGTCACCCCTTCGATAGATAATTACGGCGATGGCTGGTGGCGTATTTCGATCTATAATAGCGCCGCCATAAACAGCGTGTTTTCTTACATATACCCTTTAGAAATAAACGAGAACAGCACAGACCCAACTAATTGGGCTGGAGACGGCGTGAAAGGTATTCTTGCTTGGGGTTCGCAGCTTGAAGTTGGCGCATTCCCCACCAGCTACATCCCCAATCTGACAACCGGCACTACAACAAGAAACGCCGATGCTGTCAGCATGACGGGCACCAACTTCAGCGATTGGTATAACGAGAGTGAAGGCGCGTTTAAGGTTTGCGCCGGTCTTCTGTCTGACATTACCTCTTCGACTATACTGGCGGTAAAAAACGCCGCCGTCACTAACACCATTGGTTTTGACCTAGATGCCTCTAATGGACTGCGGTGGAGAATAACAGACGCGGGCGCAAACCAAGCGTTCTGCTATCTGGCGTCCCCTGCGACTGCCAACACTCGGTATACCCTGTGCGGGCGATACAAGGTCAATAGCTTTGCTGCAAGCGCAAACGGCGGGGCGCCGGTCACTGATAGCGCGGGTACGGTCCCCGCCACTAACACTTACCTTGCTATCGGTTCTAACTCAGCTTTAGGCGCCACCCCCATAAACGGGTACATAGAGTGCGTCTATTATTGGCCACAAGCATTAATAAACGCCGAAATTCAAGCGTTTTCAAAATGAGGTTTTAACATGAGTCTGACCAAAACCACCTATTCTATGATTGATGGCACCCCGGCTAATGTTTTAGACTTCGGGGCGGTCGGCGATGGCGTAGCTGATGATACAATGGCTATTCAGAACGCCATAACTTCTCTGGCCGTTTTAGGCGGCACCGTCTGGGTGCCCCGTGGCACATACAAGATTACTAGCACGCTTTCCATTCCTGGGCGCGTCTGCCTGATGGGAGAGCCGTCCGGCGGCCTCACGCACCCCAGCTATTCCGCCGTTATTTTCAGTTACACCGGCACGAATAGCGCCTGCATTACGCATGCTTCGCCTTACCGAAACGCCGGTATTCACAACATTCTGATCAAATGCAATAGCGGCGCAAATACAACCGGCGTCAAGTTTCCTTCGGCGCTTTACGGAAACTACTCCAACCTTTACGTCATGGACGCCACTATTGGATATGACATGACCAGCGCCGCCGGGACTGACGGCATCATTTTTAACGAACTAAAAAATATTGGCGGACGTAACTGCACCACTGGTCTTATCATTGATGGAACACTTGCGGCACATTCAGCCAATCAAATTGAAATTGGCGTGTTTCTACTTTGTACGACAGGCGTTTCAATTATTGAGTGCGGCAGCACTACGCTCAGCGGCGAGCGCGGCGAAATTGGTGCCAACACGACTGGCATAAACATGTCTGGCGGTATTGTGACGCTGGATGGTGAATTTTGGATGGAGCAAAACACCGCCGCCGACATAAATCAGACGGGCGGTTTTATGACCATTGCCAAGCCGTTCCGTTCTCTCGGTGCAATTAAAACATCTTCGCCGGGCGTTATGTTGTGGTCCAACAACATTATGCCGTTCAAGGTTCTCCCTAGCGTTTCGGTAAACCGCAATGAAGTAAATAATGCTTACTCATTCCGTGCATATAATGATGTGACGGATATTATGGGCAGGCAAAATCTGACGCTTGTAAACCCCGCCGTTGCTGAAACTTCGGTGCGGACCAAATTTGGGTCAGGTATTCAATTTGTTACTGCGTCAAGCCGTAGCGCGACGCTCCCTGCTGGCTATTACCGATTTGATAACACCAACTGGTGTATCGGTATGCTGGTGTCAATGACGCCATCCACAAGCGCACAACTTTTCAAACTGGAAAACGCCGACCCTAATCTTGACAGGTTCTTTGTTCAGGGCGTTATAGACCAAAATTATTTGCAGTACCTGAAAACAGAAAACGGCGTCTCTGGGTCTGTGACTGGGTTGGGTATTTCATACGAATTTCTAACCAGTGATTATCCCCATTGGATTTTCGTGGCGTATGACAGCGCAACAACGGCCCTTAAAACATGGGCTCCTTATGCGGGGCTGGTTACGCTCAGCACTGTTGATTTGGCCTATTTGGGTGCAAATGTTCAGCTTACTGTCGGCCAAGGCAGTCTGTTTGGGACATTTACGTTGGATGAACTGGTCATTTTCAACACAATTCCTGATAACTACACTCTTCAGGCAATCGCGCGGTCAAATTCCGACCTTAAGAGTATGCTGGCATAAGTTTTGACTGCCGTAACAAATCGTCTATACAAACCAATTTAAAGGATAGATAAATGGCCGATAAGAAAATATCAGTTTTGACAGCAGTAACATCTCTCGATGGTACAGAACCATTGGCTGTTGTTCAGAGTTCTGAAACCAAGAAGGCAACAGTCTCTCAGGTTCTTACTGGTCAGATTGTTACAGAATCTGGTACGACAAGAACACTCTCTGCTACTGACAACGGTAAGATCATTTACTGTACATCAGGATCTGCTGTAACGATTACCTGTGCTGCTGGTCTTGGTGTTGGATTTAACTGTACGATTCTACAAGGTGGTGCGGGTAAGGTTACAGTTGCTGCTGGTGGTCAAACGCTTGTTTCGTACTCCAGCCTGTTCAGCACAATGGGACAGTATGCAGTGATCTCTCTTGTCTGCCCTGTTGCTAATACATTTGTTGCTGCTGGCAACCTTGGCGTCTAAATAAATTAGATGGAACAGTGGCAGATTGAAGTAGCAGAAAGGTTGGCTAGAATTGAAGCCAATCAGGAATACATGAAAGATGGTATTAAAAGTCTGCCTCAGTCTGAGCAGTGTGCTAAGGACATTGCTGAATTGAAAGAAGAAGTAGAAGAACTTCAGTTGTTCCAGACCGCAATTAAAGAAAAGATTGCTTATATTGGTGGAGTAATCGTTATTATTGGTATGGCTATCCCTTACGCTTTCCAATGGATTATGTCTCATATCCACTGGAGAACACCATAATGGATATTAACGCTTCGTCTGAAGCAAAACTTAAGAAGGTACACCCGGATCTTATCAAAGTAGTTCGTCGTACTGCAAAGCTGATTAAGGATAAGTCTTTTGGATTTGTGATTACCTGTGGTGCTAGGACTCTAGAAGAACAGAAGAAGTTGCTTAAGGCTGGTGCTACAACAACGCTGAACTCTAGGCATATCCCCGGTAAGGATGGATACAGTAAGGCTGTAGACTTTGCTGTTACTCTTGATGGTAAAGTTAAATGGGACTGGCCGCTGTATGCAAAGCTTTCAGGTATTGTAAAGGAAGCTGCTAAGATAGAAAATATTCCTATTACTTGGGGTGGTGATTGGAAGAGTTTTAAAGATGGACCTCACTTTGAACTACCTAGAAACAAGTATCCCTAAATAAGGAGATTATATATGTTTACTTCTATTGATAAGGCTCTCGTTGCTCTGATTATGTCGGCTATCTTTCTTGTTAACTTCTTCTTTGGTCTTAACCTTGGATTCCTTACTCAGGAGACAGTCGCTACAATCGTCGGTCTTCTGACTCCTATCCTTGTTTGGGCTACACCTAATAAGTCTGCGTAATGTCTTGGCATGAGATCCTTGCTGTAAGCTGTGTCATTATCGGTCTTATAGCTGGTGGATATCTTGCTGCACAAAGGCCAGCCTTTTGGGTTGAGTTCTTTACTAGACTGTTAATTGCTTTTATCCCGTTTGCTAGTAAGTATGTCTCTAAACGAATGACCCCTGAAGAAGAGAAGGCTTACCAAAAGTGTGTTCGTCAGGGTGGTGAGTGGGATAGTTTTAGGAAAAGATGTAAATGAAAAAGAAGTTTGATGGGAAAGACCAGCTTGTCAAGATTGTTAGAAAGCGTAGGACTAAGCCTAAGCATCTCCGTATTAGAAAGAAGCTTGGACCTAAGTCTGATATGAGAGGTGCTAGATAATGGCCGCATTCCAGACCAAGGGATTGTTTTATGAGACTACACTCCCAGATGAAAGACCAATCTTTGGGACATCTTGGACATTGAAAGAAGACGATCATCGTGCTGATGGTACTCTGTATAAAAGCATGAAGAAGGTTTATATCCAGATGGAGGATGTAACCGAGTATGACTTTGCTATGACTACCCTTGGTTCGTTTAAGCATTGGGAGAGAGTTTTAGAGTCTCCCATTATCAGAAAGCATGTAGACCAGTGGCGGAAGGAGCTTAATCTTAAGCTGAAGGCTAGGGCTATGCGCTCGATTATTAAGGCAGCTACTGAGGATGAGAAGCTTTCCTTCCAAGCTATGAAGTACCTTGCTGATAACGAGTACCTAGATAAAGGCGGTAAGCGTGGTAGACCCAGTAAGGAAGAAATCAATGCTGAACTCCGTAAGGAAGTCGAGACGAGTAAGACTTTCAAGGATGATGCTGAAAGAATTGGCTTAAAGCTACAGTAGAATGGCTAGTCTTGATGACATTAGAGAGGCTGCTGAACAGGATCTAATTACTTTTATTAGACTTGTTGCTCCTCAGCGTGTTCTTGGCTCCGTCCACGAAGAACTCTGCCGTTGGTGGAACCGTGAGGAGAGTAAGACACACCAGCTTACCCTTCTTCCTAGAGATCATGGTAAGTCAGCTATGATTGCCTACCGTGTGGCTTGGGAACTAACCCGAGATCCTACTCTAAGAGTGCTGTATATCTCAGCTACGTCTAATTTAGCCCAGAAGCAGCTATCTTTTATTAAGTCTATCTTTACTTCGGACATCCATAGGCGGTACTGGCCTGATTATGTCCACTATGACGAGGGTAAAAGAGAGAAGTGGACTATGACTGAGATCAGTCTTGACCATCCTAAGAGAAAAGCTGAGTCAGTTCGTGATCCTAGCATCTTTACTGGTGGTCTAACGACTTCTCTTACTGGTTTGCACTGTGATATTGCTGTCCTTGATGACGTTGTAGTCTACGAAAATGCGTATACCCAAGAAGGTAGAGACAAAGTTAAGTCACAGTATTCTCTTTTGTCTTCTATTGAGGGCGCTAATGCTAGAGAATGGGTGGTGGGTACCCGGTACCACCCCAAGGATCTATACTCAGAACTCCTCAGTATGGAGGAGGACATCTACAATAGTTCCGGAGAGATCATAGGTGCAGAACCGATCTATGAAACCTTCGAAAGGGCTGTAGAAAATGCTGGTGATGGTACTGGTGAGTTCCTCTGGCCCCGTCAGATACGGCATGATGGTAAGGCATTTGGCTTTGATATCCAGATCCTAGCCAAGAAGAGAGCGCAGTACTTAGATAAGACCCAGTTCAGATCCCAGTACTATAACGACCCTAACGATCCTGATAACCGACCGATTGATTACGATAAATTCCAGTACTTCCAAAAAGAACACTTGACAAACACACATGGTTCATGGTATTATAGGGATCGTAAGTTGAATGTTTTCGCGGCAGTAGACTTTGCGTATAGCCTAAGACGAAGGGCAGACTATACCGCAATTGTTGTTATTGGCGTAGACTTTGAGAATAATGTTTATGTTCTGGATATCGACCGATTCAGGACAGATAAGATTTCTGAGTACTTCAGTCACATTCTTGAACTCCTTAATCGGTGGGATTTCAAGAAGCTTAGGGCGGAAGTAACAGCGGCTCAGGCTGCGATTGTCCAAGAGTTAAAGGATAGTTATATTCGTCCTCACGGGCTTATGCTTAAGATCGAAGAGCATAAACCAACGAGGCACTCTGGTTCTAAGGAAGAGCGTATGGCTGCTGTCCTTGAACCAAGGTACGATAACCTGAGTATATACCATTACAAGGGTGGTAACTGTCAGCTTCTGGAAGAGGAGTTGATTAGTAACAATCCACCTCACGATGACATTAAAGATGCTCTTGCTTCCTGTATTGAGATTGCTGTTAGGCCGTCTTCTAATATGCACAAGAGACCATCGAATAATAACATAATTTATTCTGAAAGATTTGGCGGGGTTTCTCACTGATGGTTGGTACAACTCTAGACATGAAGCTGATTATCAGCCCCGACAGCATCGCTACGGAGATCTCTGATAAGTGGCGTCTCTGGAATCAGCAGCGTGTTGGTAAGCTTGAGGAGTGGAAGGAACTCAGAAACTATCTCTTTGCTACTGATACGAGATCGACTAGCAATAGCTCTCTCCCTTGGAAGAATAGTACGACAGTTCCTAAGCTGACACAGATTAGAGATAATCTCCACGCTAATTATATGGCTACACTCTTCCCACAGAATAAGTGGATGAAGTGGATGGCTTCGGATAAGACGAGTAACGCTAAGATCAAGCGTGAAACAATCCAAGCTTATATGGAGAATAAGGTCCAGCAGTCTGACTTTGAAGTAGTCATGTCCAAGCTGGTCCTCGATTACATCGACTACGGTAATTGTTTTGCTACAGTAGATTGGGAAGCTAACTATACAGAGCTTGAGAACAATGAGATTATTCCGGGGTACATTGGTCCGAGAGTAATCAGAATCTCGCCGTATGATCTAGTCTTCAACCCTGTTGCCTCTGATTTCAAGGCTACACCAAAGATCATTCGCTCTCTTCTTTCTATGGGTGAAGCCCGGAAGATGATCGAGGAAGACCCCAATAAGGACTACATGAAGAAGGTCTTCGATAGAATGATTGGCACAAGGAATGCCATTCAGGGTTACTCCGATTCGGATCTCCATAAGAACGATGGCTTTGTCGTAGATGGCTTTGGTTCTATCCGAGAGTATTACAACTCCGACTATGTTGAGATCCTGACATTCTACGGAGATATCTACGACAAGCTTACGGATACCCTGCTTAAGAACAGGATCATTAAGGTTGTCGATAGATCGTATGTTCTCTCTGATAAGCCTAATCCTTCTTGGCTGGGTAGGTCCCCTATCTTCCACGTTGGCTGGAGAGAGCGTCCTGATAACTTGTACGCTATGGGACCGCTAGACAACCTTGTTGGTCTCCAGTACAGAATGGATCACCTTGAGAACCTCCGTGCTGATGTCTTCGATCAGATTGCTTTCCCTGTCTTGAAGATTAAGGGTGACGTTGAAGACTTCGACTTCCAGCCGGGAACAAGAATCTATCTCGGAGATGAAGGTGATGTCGGTTATCTTGCTCCTGATCCGACAGCGTTGAATGCTGATAACCAGATTGCTGTCATTGAGAACAAGATGGAGCAACTTGCTGGTGCGCCGAGAGAAGCTATGGGTATTAGAACTCCGGGTGAGAAGACAGCATTCGAGATTAGTTCCCTCCAGAATGCAGCCTCGCGGATCTTCCAGAATAAGACACAGCACTTCGAACGTATCTTCGTAGAGCCTATCCTGAACGCTATGCTTGAGGCAAGCAGAAGAAACATGGATGCCTCTGACGTTATCCGTGTTATGGATGATGAACTCTCTGTTTCGATCTTCCAGACAATTACGAAGGAAGATATCACAGCAAACGGTAAGATCATTCCGATGGGTGCTAGGCACTTTGCTGAGAGAGCGCAGAGAGTACAGAACCTTTCACAGCTTTGGCAGCTTAAGGCTTCTGATCCGTCTGTTGCTGCCCACCTTAGCGGCAAGGAGTTCGCTAGGATCATGGCTGAGGAGCTTGGTGAGAAGAGCTTGTTTGCTTCTAACATCTCTATCTATGAGAATTATGAAACACAGAAGGTTGCACAGGAAGTCCAGCTTATCGCTGACGAAGAGAATGCAATCGCTATGGATGAAGGAATTTAATGAAGACTATCTGGTTTATGGACCTTCCTAAAGACGAACAGGAAGGTTTTAAGAAGGAAGTCAAATCTGCTAAGAATGTCCTAGATAAACTTGAGCAGATTGTCAACAGCAAGATTAAAGAGATTGTAATCGCTAATGATTACGATAGTCCTAGTTGGGCTTAC